ACAAGCAACACTTCAGGATCAGAATCAACAGGTGGATCACACGCCACAAGAGAATCAGGAAACCGGCATTTAAACCCTTTCAACATATCATCGATTGTCTCTCGGGAAACCGGTTGAGCAATACCAGCGTATGGCCCATGATCAAACCCTCCGGCATGAATCCCGACTATCTTTCCGCGTATTCTCTTATCGTAGGCAACCACGATCCCTCCGCAATCACCTTCCGAAGTCTGAATCTTGTATTTGATATAATTTCTCAGGGTGACGCGTGGTCTTTCGTCATCATCGTACAAAACCAACTCTTGATCAACACAGACGGCAGAATCGCTAAAATACTGCCGAATGATAGGTGCATCACAGCCGAGCAGATGCCCAGAAACACAGACCGCCTCCAACTCACTGCACCTGCCCTGTTCCTCAATCGATATGAACTTATCACGAATATCACGATGCTGATGAACACGCAAGGGAAACTCCAAAAGGACCAAATCCTTCATCGCGTGTTTCGGGTCGGTAGAAACACGATACCTCAGATCCTTGATTGAGAATTCGTACCCAGATGGTCGAGTGACATTCACAATACGGTATCTATCGTCGGGGTGTGTCTTCAGATCCAGCAATAAATGCTTGTTGCACAAGGCCATGCGGCCAGCAACAAAAAGGACATTGAGCAGAGCAACCCATTTTTCCCCGACGCGCCTCTCCAGCTTGTAAAGATTCTGAAAAGACACGGCGGACACCTCTGCGGCATTTTGATCGAGGATGGACTGTATTTTGCCCTCGGAACAGGCACATCTGAACACTCCGTGGATGTCAGTGAACCCACTGACAGATTCGAAATTATATTCCTTGTCCTCCATCCACTTATCGAACAAACGAGCGAACTCCTCGAAGGCAGCAACACATTCCTGGGAATGAGCCAAATGACCCCCAGCGCCACTGCTCTCAACACGACCCGATTTTCTTCCCTGATCACGTTCTTGTCTGGACTCAGCGCGTGCAGCGCGAACTCTTTCTCTCATAGTAGGAGTCTTATTCTCCGGGCTCAACCACGAAGTAATTATTGCCGCACCACAAACAGTTATGAACGTGACGACAAAAGTGGTAATGTACATTCCAATCTCAGTCAGCACAGTCTCATCACGCGAATACGTCAAATCGATATTGTCGAGCTGACGCTCAACAGCATTCTTCATAAGGTACCGTCGCGTTCGCTCCACCTCAGTCATCTCCTTCTCACCAAACACACAGTCAGTGTGTTTATCACACTGTCGTACTCGATTACCAAAAGTCGAATTTGCAACATGGAACGCCCAAAAATCGGGATTCTCCTCCGCCAACAGAATAGAAACAAACTCCATCGCTTCATTACGGGTCAAAACACCCTCGATGTGCAAACACTTATTGACTTCCGGTGGATCAACGCAATAATCGATATCGCTCCGAAGCGGACTCCTCCAAGAATCACCACAGAACGTGGCAAACTCTTTAAACAACACATAAGGATTATAATGAGCCTGTCCACGCCACCAATCGAGCCATCCCACTCTATTGCCTGCCACGCAACCGGCAGGTTTACGCCTAGTAGTCTCTTTCCGGGTAAATAAACCCTGAACACGTGCACGATCAAACCTCTTTTTGAGACCATCGGACATCATCTCGAATCTTGCCTCATTCCGTCTCATCTCAGTCCAGACTTCATCAACAAATTGACCGTAAGTCAAGACTTCGCCCTCATCATCAAAGTCACTCATTGGGTCGAGTTTAACAAATTCGACAAAGCTACAAATAGACTCAGGGTCCTCCCTTAACCGATCAGAAATTTTAAGCCTATCGAGCCGAACAACCTCACGCTCTCCAATTTTAACTTTTTGAGAAAACTCCGGCAGCGGCCTCACACGATATTTCAAATTGAATCGGGACGTTACAGCCTCTGGATTTGTTCTTGATGGAAAATTGAAGTGGGACTGATTCGAAGAATAAGTAATTAAATTTGCGCCAAAATGGGTGATACCCTTGTCCGCAAGATGTGCCATTGGCAAAGGCCAACAAGCGTTATTGTTCATTCGGATAATTTCGTCGACATCCTGGCATGGACTGGTCTCTGAATCTTTCTTTGTAAAAGCATCATCAACAGATACAATTCTGACGCCGTTGTGATACCCATCCCAATTTTTATTACCATCACCAGAGTATCTAAAATACACTGATTCCAATGCCTTTTCATAGCTCTCGATGCCCATCTTCGCCAGAACGTCCATGAACAGAGGCCACAACACAGAAGATTTTCCGCTACCCGTGTCACCGACCAAATGGACCACAATAGGATTAACTCTCAGCTCAGCATGACCAGCACCAGACGTAGCGACAAGCGCCCTGACCCTCGACAACTGATCATAGAGCTTCGTAAATCGCACCCTCTGAACCATAGGTATATGAAGTTTATCTTGGTATTTAATGAGGTCGTCTCCTTCTTTCAACAATGAGTCAATTTTTGTTTTCATTTCGAGATTATACTTGATTTTTGACTCGAGATTCGTATCAATCAAAGAGGCCACGCGAGAACACCAATCATCGATCTGATGAAAATCCACAACAATTTTGGGGTCTTGTTTGAAAATATGAACGCGGACCAATCGCATCACAAGCTCGGCGAATCTCTCACCGACCTCATACAGTTTTTCGATCGAATTCACACACCTACCGAGAGCAGCGAATTTCATAACATAATTTGTTACCTCTTTGGTATCAGGCACTCTCCTCAACCCAATCGCCGCAAGAGCGATAGTTAAGATACCACCAACGCCACCCAGCACCCACTCGGCACTCGATGTGACCCCAGAGGATTGCGCTTTAGCAAAACGACTCTTAAACCGGGACCATATACCTTCATCCTCGTCGTCCCAGATTGTCGTATATCCAGATTTCTTTCTAATACCGAGGAGTAATTCGTAAACCTGCTTGGCCCTTGCCATAATTGATGAGGACAAGGATCCCATGAAACCAACAGCATTTAGGTATGCACCCAAAGCTATGCTCCAATCAGCCCAATTTCGGTGTCGCCACAAGCCCGCCAGGCATAATGGGAGACCAATCATAGCACGCCTGCCGACGTCGTCCAGTCGAGCACCTAATTTGTCGGTGATCGAGTTTACAATCTGATTTAAACCAGAGAACTCAACAGAATGCTTCACGGTGAAAAACTGGACCCGTCCTCTCGGGTGATGATCTCGAAAGTTGTGCGGACAACAATCCACACAGTATTCGCAAACCCCAGCAATTGTCCCACACTTAATACAGAAAACCGAGGTGTCATGAGAACGAGCAGCCTCGAGATCCTTCCGCACCCTCTTAACATCACGAACAAACTCATTCAAAACCTGTTTTTCAGCCACAAATCTGTCTTTCCGAATTTTGAGCAACGGAATAAGAGAATAAAAAGAATATGTACCAACAAATCCATATTCAGCCAAATCGTCGTACGAAGGGGTAAAGAAATGAGTTGGACTCCAATAGTCGTCCCTCCAGACCTCAACCCCACAACGCAATATGTAATTTGCATCAACTCGATGCAGATAAACAAAAGGAATCCGAATAAAATCCTGGCCCGCATAACCCATCCAACGAGCATAATCGTCAAAAGTGTCATACGAGTCCCAGAATTTGCGACCAATTTTCTTGATAACATCCTCACCTGGAAACAAGGAAAAACAATGATCCATCCACGCAGATGCGTATTGATACAACAAATCGTGAACTAAAGCCTTCTCTTCCCTCTGAACTCTGGTGGGAATATAACTCAGGACACACTTTGGAACGCGCCCTGATAAATCCGGGCACCTCTTCGAATAGAACAAATGACGGAATTCTGGAGCAATTTTGAACTTCATACGCGGAAAAGGGTTAACTGAGACAGGCATATTCATATACCTGTCCAAAATATTCGCTTTCTCAACACGAGCCCTGAACTCTTTTGCCTTTTGGTTTGCCATTTTATTCTTATTTATAGTCGCAAAAGATCGCAGAGTCGTTTTTATTCGTATTTTTGTCACCATAAATTGATTTGAGAAAAAGGGGGTGTGACCTGTACGCGACCACCACGCCCGCCTTTCCTGGACTAAGATACCAGGGGATGACGGGAAAACCCATAACTCATCCCAGCTTTCCACTCGGACATAACAAGGAGACGTGCGAAAGAGACCTAATGCTCAATAGAGGTCACAGCACCTTTGCGCACCGTGACATAAGGCAGGCAATACAAAGTGAGGCTTCGCCCCGAAGATGCATCCCCCGGCAATCGCTGTCAACCAAGTTAGCGGTCGTTAGGTACTAACTGGTAGAGTATACTAGAGCCTACTGAAACCGAATGTGTCCACCTGGCGATCGAGTGGATTAATCGGACGCTGTTCTGTCTGCCAATACACACGCAGCCGTTCAGCCCATACCTAACTAATAATGTACAAGCTAATTTTTATTTTATTTTCTTATTTTTGTCCAACCATCCTGCAGTAACTTTCAACGGATGGAAGGATATGGAAGGGAAAATAGGGAAAAACTACCTAAAATAGTCGAATATGAACCATGCACTTACGACGTCCGAAAATTTACTTAGACGCCGCGTACCATGGCGGACAATTTAAGTGACCAACTTAGTGTCCAAAGAGAGACCCGGGGGGAAGACCCCCG